AGCTGGAAGATGTTCTGGTGGTGCTCAAGAAATAAATTCCTGCTTTTAAATACTTCCAGTTTTCAAAAGCTTGCGATATATTCTTGAGCGTACCTCGAGATGAGGAACAGATTCAACGCCTAGTCGGGGCGTAGCGCAGTCCGGTAGCGCACTAGCATGGGGTGCTAGGGGTCGAGTGTTCGAATCACTCCGTCCCGACCATATTTCTTGAGTAAAATCAGACAGTTAAGCCGATCAGGTAGATCGGCTTTTTTGTGCCTGCGCAAAACCCGCGCAAAACCTGCGCAAAACTATCCGGTGATTTCGCTGATATTCAGGTCTGGAATTGCCTCCGACCAGACGATTTCTGCGTGGTCTTTCTGGTAGTTCTTGGTCATGCTTTCGCTCGCGTGGCCAGCGATTCTCTGCCCGTCTTTTCCGGCTTTTTGGTACAGGTGCAGCGACAGCGCTCGCACTTCGTGGAAGCCCGGCATTTCCTCTTCCTTCCATCCCTTGTAACAACCCGCCATTTCCCGAGCCTCCTTGAAGGCCCGCGTCAAATACCGCTCTTCAACCTGCGTCCAGTGATCCTTCGTCTGTGCCTGTTTCTGTTTCAGGCGATTGGGGCGGCGATGGACTAGGTACGGGGAGGCGATATCATCCCGGCACCGGCTGATCACGGCCTGAAGTTCTTCAGTCACCTTGAACCGGATCCACGCCGCGTCACTGGCCTTGGCCGTTTTCTGTTGGACCACATACAGATACCCTTCCCGAACACCATCGAATCGCATGTTGAGGATGTCGGTGCGGCGCTGCGCAGTGATCAGTGCAAGGTCGATTGCGTTCTGCAGCCAGAACGGCGACTTTTCCCGTATGGCTTTCAGACCTTCAATCGTGTGCCGTTTGCGCTGCTTCTTTTCGATTCGGTTGATGGTGCTGGCCGCCGCGTTGTCCGGGCAGAGGCCTTTGGCCGCTGCGTGGTTGAAGATATCGATCAGCAGGGCGCGGCACTGGTTTGCCGTGCGAGGGGTGAGGGCATCCAGCATCTCCGCGATCATGCGGATCGTGATCTGGTCTATCGCTTTTCCCTCGAACTGCTTGCGGAAACGCCGGAAGTGCACGGCGTACAGGCCAAGCGTTCCTTTTGCCAATTCGCGCGGCGGCAAAACATCGCGTTCATAGGTGTCGAGGAAGCTGGCGAATGACTCGGATGAACTGCCCATCACGGCGCCGATCAGGTCGGCGCCGCGCATGAACTCCAGGTTCAATTGCTTCGCAGCATCGATCGCCTTGATTCGGTCGCTGCCGAACTGAAACCATTTACCGTCGGTAGGCCGCCGGTAGCGATAGGTCGAGCGCCGCGAATCGAAGTACAGGTTTTGCGGGAGGCTCTTGTTCGCCTTGTTGCGCGGCCGTGGGACCATCATGCAGCTCCTTTCAATACCATCGCGACCAGGTCATTGCCTTCCGACCGATTGAACGCTGTCCAATCAACGTACCAGAGTTTGCCGATCTGCTCTCCGGGCACCTGTCCGTTTCGAATGTAGTTGCGGATTGCTTGTGGGCACGGAGGGGTGCCGTTCTCGCCCCAGCGCCGGCGCTGGAACTCACTGATCTTGATCAGCTCTCTTTTCATTGGGTGCTCCATGACGCGGGTGGCGGCAGAAGGTGGGGGACTGGGCAGTCAATACGGTTTTCTGTGGGCATTGGGATACCTCGGTTGTAGTCGTGATGAGCAAACTGATGTAAATTGCGTGGCTATGGATAGACTTGGCCGTTGAACGGAGAAGTCTCGTTATTCTTAGTAAATAAGGAGTGACTGGTGAGCCAGTCCTTTAATCGTCATGAGGCTGTGTATCACTGGCTAGCGAGCGTAGGGCTAAACTTGGCGCTTCCAATGCTACCGTTGATTGTGGAGTTAGCAATTTCGCAAAAGGTCAGCTCATCTAATTTGGTGTTGGCTGCTAGCATGTATTCGGTGACCACAGGAGTGGTTTCAAAAAATCGACTTGTTTTTATTGTGTCCTTATTGATCTGTATATTTTACGCAGCTATTTTTGGTCATCTTTTGTCGTTCGATCCGTCAGCTAAGATGCCAAGTTATAATGCTGCTGTAGTTTTGATATTCCTATTTTTAACTAACGTTACCTTGAAGTTTTGGTACCACGTTGTTGAGCTTCGCAAGTATACGGACTTCTCTTTGGGGGGTGATTGATGGATGAGTTCATCGGTGTCGTGCCGCTTCTGCTTGCCATTACCTCTTTTGCGGTTACTTTGTTTAACCTCAAAGATAAGGCCAGAGCGGAACAAAATTTCGTCGAGGCTCTTCAGGTTGAGCTTAAAAAAGAGTTGGAGGTTAAGAAATCGACTCATCCCGACAGTGAAAGCCTCACTGACGAAGGGGAGGCGCTGGGCAATAGAGATCCCGCGTTGGTGCGTGCGATCTATCGAGATGCTCTCAAGTCAGTGAGTGTTGCTTCGCAAGCAGAAGGCATCGTGTTTAAGGCACTCAATGATCTCGCTGAAAAAGACAAAAAGTACATAAAAGCCACCTTGAATGTTAATAGTATCGCGGGTCGGGCACGCTACCTGAGCAAGGTGTTTCGTAAAGCGCTTGCCATTATGCATTGAAGATCATTCCTTGATTTTTATGGTTTCTATGTTGGCAGCCATGACTACTCTTCTCCGGCTGGCGTGATTCGTTGAAGTGGGGTATTTGTGATTAGCCCGGCATGGAGCCGGATTGAGGAGAATCGATATGGCTTATTGGGATTCGTACGGTTACCCAGAGAGCGATCCAAAAGTGTGGATCACGTTCGGCCCGCAAAAGGATGGTCCTCCGCAGGTGGCGTTTCTCGGCGCTATTCGCCAGCCAGAGGGTGATAGCCCGAAAGCCGTCGAGTACTACCAAGAGGTGGCAGGGCGCTGGACCGACGAGCTTATGGCCCATGAAGAACTGGACAAAATAGCTCAAGCACTCATCAAGCAGAAACGCCTTTAGCAATAGGTTAGGGTGGGTCAGGCGGCCGGCGCAGCATCGTGAAACACGTCCATCTGCGTCGCGCCATCGAGCCAGGCCGCCGCAATCCGTCGCTCTGCCATGCTGGCGTACTCCGGATTGAGCTCGAACAGCACTGACTTGCGACCCTCCTGCATGGCGACCACCGCCGTGGTACCAGCCCCGCCGAACGGATCGAGTACAACGCCGCCCCGCGGGGCACCAGCCAAAATGCTGGTCACGCAGCACTGTACTGACTGGTCTGGCAAAGTCCGCATCATGTCGATGCAGTCGCCGACCAGCATTTGGTGGGAAGGGGTCATAAGTGAATTCCAGTCAGGTGCCGCGCTCCGTGACCGGATGTGGCACTGCAATGATAAGATTGTTCTCAAATAAGCCAGTATATGGCTGACAATGAACGATGCACTTGTTGCTGAATAGGGTGTTTATGGGGATTGCAAGCTCGTATCTGTCTATAGCTGTTCCGGTAGCAACTGCAATTATTGCGGGTGCAGTTACTTTGGTCGTTACAGTCCTATCAAAGGAGCAAAAAACCTCCGAGTTTAGGCAGGCTTGGATTGACTCATTACGGTCGGATGTTTCCGAGCTTGCCGGCGTTTTGGAGAACATAGTGGATATAGTTGAATCACAAATTGAAGCAGGTACGGCCGATGGGGATAAATTTATACACGATAAAAGCCAGGAAGTTACGAGGATTCAAATCTGTATTACTAGGATTAGACTTCGACTTAATCCAGGCGAGCACAAGCATATCCTTGAGCCTTTAATGCGTCTTAGAGATAGCGAGATAGATCAATCGTTTTCCGAGGTTCTAACCGACCTTGAGCTAGTAGTTGCGGGAATCCAAGCGCTACTAAAAGGTGAGTGGGAAAGAGTCAAGTTGGGGGAGCCGGCATATAGACAATTGAAGAGGATCGCTTCTAGGGTCGTAACTGGTGGGACTGTTGCAGCCTCCATTGGAGTTTTTGTATGGCTCGCTCAAGAGCTTATGCCTTACGTTCCAGAGATCAAGCTGCAGCTGTTGAGTTTTTTATAGTTGCAGTCATGCCTCGACGCCGGTCCTGGCGAACTCTTCAAGCCGTCGCGACCACTTATCCTTCATCGCTATTTCAGGTCGCGACATGCTGGAGAATCGGGCGGACTCTTCGGCAGGCGCGGCGGCGAGGTTGATCAGGAAGGTCGATGCCGTCTCCTGCCATTCCTTGAAATCGTGGCGCTCACCCAGCACCTGAAGTGCATTAGAAAGCGCCTTCGACACAATAAGTGACCGCTTCTCGGCGCCGATCCGATCCAGGAGGGCACGCTCCTTGGCGCGCTTGTCCTTCTGAATGTCTGCATTGCTCTTGGCCATGGCCTGCCTCTTCAATTCCGTGGGCCGGTAGATCCAGCCATGTCTGTCGTTGGCGCTGGCGCACCTGGTTGAGGTGCCTCAGTGCCCCGCTCCGTAGTATGCAAATACCAAGAGCATTGCCGTGAGTACTAAAGCCCAACGCAACATCCGGCCAGCGAACTGCTTTGTTGTTGACCGAGTTGAAGCGAAGAGGTCCGCGTTGTCCTCTAACTGCTGGGCGAGCTGGCAGGCGTGGGCGTGTCCGAGCCGCTCACCCTTTAGCGTGCCAGTGGAGCGATCGATTACCACGAAAGTATTGCTGCCTCGGGGCACGACGTTGTAGCGCGGTACGCGGACGGGTTCGTCGCGGCCGATCATTTGATACATGGTGCTGGTTTCGAGTGATGTCCGGAGCCGCAATCCCTGAAGAATGGCTTGGCTCTGTCTGATGGTTTGATTCATGGCGATTCCTCTGGGTAGGGGTTACATCCCGATGCACCCTGTCGCCAAGGTGCAGCAGTGATGCTGTATGTCCTATTGCCGCCGGAGAGACGGGGCGCATTGCTTGCCGGGTCATTCGTGCCTGCTGGGCGTAAACGGTTCTGGCGTTACACCATCGAGCAGCTGTCCAGGTTGTTTCTGTCGTTGGCAAGCTTCGGGCCTGTCTGCTCGCCGGTCGCCGGTAGAGGCAATGCGGTCTTTAATTGTTGCGCTGACTGTTAAAGAGCGGCGCGGCTTTCGCTGCTGGGCCGGTGTTGCATTGGCTTGGACGCAATATAGGTAATCCCATATTTTATGTCAATGGGTATTCCCATATGTCTATTTTTAACGATAAAAGGCCCGCTCGAAGGCGGGCTCATTTCAGGCTTCGCAATACTCTCGCCACCCAATCCTTACCGCGCCGCTTTCGAGACGCTCCATGTTTACACCGCTGGTCTCTTCAATCTCCTGAAGGACTTGCTGCCATGCTTCAGCAGGTTCTGCTTCAAGCCTGGTGACAGTGATGGCTTGAACCTTTTGCACGCTGGGTGCAGCTATAAGGCGTTGGATGCGCCGTCCAACCAATTCATATGAGTCTCTGGCTTGTGATACGGGTGACGCGATTTTCGACATAGGAAAGCTCCTTGCTAATGCTGTATATATATACAGTATTGTTCCTGCCATATTTTGGCAAGAGACATGTTCTATCTGGTGCGGGGTGGGGGGCGCTTTTTTCTCCGGGCACAAAAAAGCCCGCGTTTAGCGGGCTCATACTCTGTTACGTTTACCAGGAGGAGGTCGCCTTGATCAGTCCGGTCCTTGAGCCTTCAGCCTGGCTAGGCCCTGTTTGATATGCCCTGTGTTCTCGCGGATCGTATCCAGAGCGCCGCGGACGTTACCGCCTATCTCGATCGCGCCCTGACTCTCAATCAGCAGCGTCAGCTCCATAATGGCAGCCTCCAAGGCGTGTTGATTTTCATGCATACGATCAAGTACATCGGGGAGGGAGTATTCGGTGGTGGGCATGGTTACGACTCCTTTCGAGGGAGTGAGGAGCTTAGCAGCGGGAATGGCTGACAACAAAAAGCCCGCATTTTGCGGGCTTTCTGTATGGGGTCAAATCCTTTTGGCTGTCCGTATTGTGCTCGGGCGCGTGACGAAGGCATGACAGGGCGGAACAAAAAAAAAGCCCGGCGCGGGGCCGGACTATTTTCATACATAAAAATTTAACTGACTTGAATATCTTGGTTGAGCACTGCACTCTCTAATTCAGCACCCATGCTTTGTACAGTAGAGTCATACAAGGCACTATCAGCGTCAAGCGCACTAAGCGTAAGCACAAACGCCACTTCCTGAGGTGCTAACTCTGAATGATGGCTCATATCATATTGAAAAAGGTCGCGGGTAAACACTCGAGCATTTAAGCGCATTGTGGAGCCGCTGATACCAGTGCCATTATGATGTTTGAAATGATTTCGAATCGGGTTCCATTTTGACAAATCGGATCTTGCTATCGCTTCTTTTTCTTTATCCTCTCTCATGCTGCCCGCCAGACTAATAGTTTTGCCTGCAGATGATGTCGCCTGCAGAGAAGTCTGAAGGCGAGAGGAAAAATAATTTTCCCCCACGGAGTTGGATATCAATGGGTTTAAGATTGCGGTTAACGCTACTTTACCTACAAATTTACCGTCTTTCACCAATTCCTGAGGGATGGGGATGTCATTCCAGTAGTAATTGAATCCAGGCTGTAATCTTGAAGTCCAAGCAAGTGTAACGTCACCAGGAGCACAGAACCAAGGAAGATTGTTTTCATCCCATGGTGTTCCCCACCCAATAGTGTTGCTGTGGGCGTTTAATTCGGCTCGATTTATAAGTAGCGCTCTGACTAAGTCTGGTGTCGAACCCTTAATATTCACGAAAGTGTGGGCGGCAAGAGAGGACACTAAAGGTGTGCTGAAGCTGGTTCCTGTTTCGATTACCCCTCCTATCATTCTAAGTTCAGAAAACCAAGATAGATCTGGTTTTCGCATGCCAGCAGGAGAGGGGCCTCTTAGGCTTAGTTTGCAACCTTCACCTAAAGACTTAGTTGAATCGTTGAAGGTGCGCCCGCTAATTGTAAGCGCTGCTTCACAGTCGGCAGGTGGGCATATGAGCTTACGTTTTGGATTGTGATTATTGTTTCCGGCCGAAATGATAGGCAGGATATTGTATTTTCTCGCCAGCTTGCTTACCTCGTGACCTAGAAAACTTACCTCGTCTTTCTGGTCTTTAGATGCAACTTGGTTGAATGATAGATTCCAGACTTTTGCATGGTTGGATGTTAGCTGTGCAACGCGATCAAGATAGCTTAGAAGCTGGCGATGATTTGGTGCTTTGAGTGCGCTATCTTTACAAATTGCCTGGGCAGATATAAAAGTACAATCTAAGGCTGGCAAAGGGCGATTATTATTCCAAGCGTGAGCATGGCAGATCAGGGATGCTACTTTATTTCCATGACTTTGGTTTGCGTCGGTATCTTTGACCAGGGGAGGCAGCGGTAATTTTTGAAGAGGAAGATAACTGCGCGCGCTTACACCACCGTCAATTATTAGAACTGTCGGAGATGTCTTGGAAATGTTCGACGGAACGGGATCCTTGCCAGTGCCTGGATGGGAGGAGAGCCTGACACTTGGAGCCGCCTCAATACGGTAAACTGCACCTGAAGAGAGAATGGTTCGGAAGTCTTTTTTGCTAGAAAAATTTAGTGAGAAAACTCCAGCACCAGAGGTTAGGTACCTTTGGAGTACGTCTTGGAGATTATCTGCTGCGATCTCTCCTATCGCTTCACCCCAAGCGTTTTCAAACTCGGGATGTCCCAAAGTGCAGTTTGTTTCGGATATAGAGCTCTTAATTCTCTCAACAAGTTTTTTTCTTGCTAGCTGATTTTTGAAAGGTTTTAACCAGATATTTAAAACCTTGTCTGTGCCTTCTGAAGGCAATGATTCCCAGAAATCTTTTTCTGACGCTCCTCTTAACGTTTCGCTGGCATCAAATGCTGCAATGCTCGAAATTCGAGAAATGTCTACCATGTCGTTAGTCTTTTTTGTTGAGGAAAGATGGCTGGAAAGAACTTCCAGTTTATCTCTTTCGATCTCAACCAGAAAACCCTTGTACGCTGGCGCTACGATCCGACAGTTTGACCGAGAGTCAAATATATCAGTAGGTGTCCAACTTGGCGAAAGAGAGTCCTCATCCATTTTTGCAATGAGATGAACCACACCTGAAAAAGTCAGATCGTCGATATCGGCCTTGTTGATCGTCTTAACGCTTTTTGAAAGCTGCGCTCTTTTGCTGTCTAATAGGTCAACCTTAATTCCTTTCGCGTTTTTCCCTCCGCCTGGAACGGTTTTCGGAATTGGAGACTTGAGAAGTTTTAAGACGGGATTTACCACAGGCCGATTCGCCATGCTACTAATCCTTTAGATATGTTGAGAGTGTTTGGCGGCTAGTTTTTATTATTGCTAAAATTTCGACTTGGCTAAGTTTGAATGTTTGGTTTAGAAGTCGACAGAATTCTTTTTTGTTTAATTGCTCTCCTGCGGATATTTGCAAATCGGGATGTGCGCTTCTGATTGTGTTAATTGCAATTTCTTGTAAATCTATTTTTTGTTTGGAGATTATAGATATACGTCGTGCCGAAAGAGAGATGGACTCGATATCGGCACCGCTTAAGGTAGATGATATTTTTGCAAGGGACGTTGTGGTCGTTGCATCACCTTTGTCTTGAAATAGAAAGTGATTCCACAGATGAGCTCGCAGATCTATATCTGGTTGTTCGAAATCCATTCGGTAAGGAAATCGGCGCCATATTGCTCTATCTAGTAATTCGGCATGATTAGTTGCCGCAATAACAATCGCTCTGTCATCAAGAGAGTCAATTGCTTGAATTAAAGTGTTGACAACTCTCTTTAGCTCGCCTAACTCATGTTGGTCGTTTCGGAGTTTGGCGATGGCGTCAAACTCATCCAAAAAAATAATTCCATTTTTTTCAGGTACAAAATCAAAAACGCTTCTAATGTTTTTTGCAGTGTCGCCTAGCAGTGATGATACTAATGAATCAAGTCTAACTACATAAAGTGGCATGTTTAGGGCGGAGGCGATGTGCCCAGCAACTAGTGTTTTGCCTGTGCCTGGAGGGCCAGACATAAGCAGGTTCATTTTTCCGGATAGACCATTTTTTAATAATAGGTCGTAGTTTTTAACACTAGAAATAAACGATTCGAATGTTTTCTTGAGAGTTTCGTTTAAGAAAACCGGGTTAACCGGCCACGCCTGTTCCTCTACCAACGCACTTCTTGATTTTGGATCAGTAGGAATATTTTCGGAGTAACCAGACGCCCGAAGTGGAACGCCATTTCGACGTATTGCTAGTTTGATTTTCTTGCTCACGTCGGGGGCAGCAGAAGCAGAATGAGTGGCAAGGCGATTGGATATCTGCCTCACGCTGGTGTAATCCGCATTTAAAGAGGCGTCTATCAGCCGCAGGAGATCTTGAGAAGGTATGGTTATGTCTAGGGACATGTCATCAATGCTTAGAAAATTTGAGCGAATGTCTAATTTTTTCACGGCTTCGTCAAGCTGTGCGTCGAAAATGTCATGTTAAAGCAGAGAAATCTGACGAAACGTTGAGGCGAACGGCTTATGAGTGAGGCGGGGATCGGGGGAGACAAGCCTCCAGATGATCCGGACCTCACTAATGTTAGTAATAGATGAGGCCCAGTATCATCAGCTCAAGCATAGCCACCATCACGCAGAATGCGACAAATCCGCGCGTGAAGACCCTGCGAGGCTTTTCGTAAGGCTGGAGATTAGCGAGCCCACCGAGAAGGTCGGATAGAAATTCGAGCAGCCCCATCAACCATCTGCCTCGCTGTTTATACACCCAGCCTTCAGCTGGGATGTGTACGTTTCAATGAAGAACCCTGCGGCTCTCTCCGATCCTGATCCGATCAAGCGCTCGGTTTAGTGCGTCCAAGGCATCGAGGAGGGCTTTCGCCTCAGTCTCCCGACCATCGCCCCAGAGGCGTTCAGCCATTTTGTTCAGCGCTTGGATAGAGCGCTCAATGTCAGCAGCAGTCGCTGCTTTGCTTTCCTGATATCTCTTTGGCATTAATCAACCCTTCCTCAGGGCATTGCTTCATCAGCTTCAGCGCAAATACATCGTGCACCAAATCACGTGCCCAAAGTCACTTCTGCTAAGGCTGCAACAGTTGGAGCCAATTCCGCCTTTCTGCTTTGGGGCAGTCTATCGAATCCATGCGCCGGCTAAGTGCTAAGGATTTCGAAGGGTCATGAGGCTTGAAAGCAGAAGAAAAACCCTTTATGCCGGCAATATCCTGCAATTCAAAAAAAAGCAGGTTGCTGAGATTTTTGCATTGCTCCAGACGATCAGCCTCGGTGGTGGGTATCGGCGCCGAGTCAATTTGCTTCTCGAATTCCGTTTTTTCCTTCGATGCGCTGCTGCAGCCAGAAAGGAGTGCGACCAGCAAGAGGTCGGAAATCTGTGGCCAGCGCATCTTCACTTCCATTTGAAATATCATTCCTTTAGCGCGAACCCATCGCCCACCAGAACACATGTCCCAGAATCGAAATCTGCTGTTGGACTATCGCCCTAAAACTTCTGCAGAGCGCGAACCACAACACCAACGATCCGACAGTCCTCATTGAACGGCTCGATTCGCCAGGCTGGATTCAGCGGCTTCAGAAAAAGCTTTCCACCATCATTGACCAGCTTCTTGAACGTCGCCTCATTACTGTCTGGCAGCTTGGCGATCACTAGTTTCCCGGGTGCTGCTTCAGCCTCTGTGTCCACCAGAATCAGCGTGCCTTCCGTAACGCTTTGGCCGACAGGAGAGGTCATCGAGTCGCCTTTGACCTCTAACCAGAATGCAGCGCCCTTCGAGTTGTATTCGGAAAACTCGTATCGATCGGAGAAGCCGGCAGGATAGGGCTCAATGGCTTCAGCCCAGGCGCCGGCGGCGACCCAACTGATCACGGGGTAACGGTAGGACGCTACGGGCTGGCGGGTGTCGCTGACGTTGGAGTCTTCAGGGCCACCAGAACCTGAAGATGTCATGGGGCCAATTTCGTCGGATAGCCACTTCGCGCTCACGCCACAGGCGTCAGCAATCTTCACTACATGTGCAGTGGCTTTGGATTTTCCGCGTTCAAGATCAGAAATGGACGTTTGCGTGATGCCCGCCCGGGCGGCAAGTTCTATCTGATTGAGCTTTGCGTGCCGTCTTGCGGCCTTTAAACGATCTTTGAATTCCATTGAAGGAGTATTACGGGTGCTCCCATATCCTTGCAAATCGGCATTCCTATAAATTAACATATGGGTATTCCCGTATGGAGGGCGACATGAACACTATTTACAAAGACCTCGTTGCCTACTTTGGCACCCAAGAGGTCACTGCTGAAAAGCTCAAAGTTGATCAAAGCACCGTTTCCGGCTGGGTTCGGGAAAAGCACGGCATGTCTCCAGTGGTTGCCAAGCGAGCGGAGGCGTTGACCGAAGGTGCTTTCAAAAAAGAATTCCTTTGTCCGTCGTTTCCTTGGGCCGAGATGGCCGCCTAAGCGACATCCATATCCGCCGATCCATTGAAGCCAGATTAGAAGAGAGCAGTCCCCATGGAAACGTCCAGTCCAAGACACAGCGTCCAAACCCGCGACCAGGTGCTGGTAGCGCACGCGGCAAACCAGATCGCTCGTACCAGCCTGAGTCAGGACGATTTCGCCCAAGCGCTTAGCCGCGAGCTGCACTTGGCGTGTCCGGAGAAGGCCACCGCCAAAGAGGTACCGGACTTCGGCGCGCTGACTGAGCAGAACGATGTTGGTGAGTTCGTGAAGGCTACTGGCCGCTGGCTGAAGCGGGTGCAGCGCTGGCTGTCCGGCGATCAAGACATGCCGTCTTGGCTGGAAGAGTCATGGGTGAATGCTCTGGAACCTGAGTTCCGCGATCACTGCCTCAACGAGCTGGCCAGCCGTCACGGCTTGATCGGCGCCCGCCAGATGCCGAGCGAGCAGTGCGCGAACAAAAGCTTCGGCTCGCTGATCCGCGCCTTGGGCGACATGATCGACACCGGCAGCGAAGTTTTTGATGACCAAGTGATGTGCGAAGAGGACTTGCCGCATCTGCCGGCGTTCGCCAAGCAATGCCGCCAGGTTGAAGCGCGGGCAGGGGAGCTGGGTCGGAAGGCTGAGGAGTTGCTCGACAAGCACAGACCAAAACTGAAAATCGCCTGAATCCCGGGCACAAAAAAGCCGACGGTCGAGGTCGGCTTCTTCAACAGCGGTAAAACGTACTCGAGTTGATTATGCACAACCACATCACCCCCGGCAACACCCGCCATGTCGCGACACTTTTGAGCAGTTCGCAAAACGTGTCGTGTCACACCATGTCGTCACGCGAGATTGCCGAACTAACCGGCAGCACGCATGACAATGTTCTGAAAACAGTTCGGGCTCTGGTTGCCAAGGGTGTCGTTTCTTCAAACGACACCCCCTATGTCCACCCACAAAACGGTCAAGTCTATCGCGAATTCCTGTTGTCTCAGCGCGACACCCTAGTGGTTGTCTCGGGTTACAGCGTTGAACTGCGCGCACGGATCGTTGATCGATGGCAGGAGCTGGAGGCCGAGGTAAGGCAGTTCCAGATTCCAGCGACTTACGCTGAAGCATTACAGGCCGCTGCCGACCAGGCAAAGGACAACCAGTCGCTGCGTCTGGTCATACTCGATCAGGCACCGAAAGTGACGGCCATCAAACGGCTGGCTGCAGCCGGCGGTGCAATATGCATCACCGACGCGGCTAAGCATCTGCAAATCCAGCCGTCGAAGCTTTTCACCTGGATGGAAAAGAACCGCTGGATTTTTCGGCGTCTTGGTTCGGGCCGCTGGACTGCCTACCAGCCGCGCATCACGTCCGGCTACATGATTCACAAAGTCACCTCCTTGAAGGCAAACCCTGAAACCGGCGCCGAGCGCGCGGCCTTCGATCCATTGGTCACCCCGAAAGGTCTTGCCCGTTTGGCCGAATTCAATATCGGAGCTTCTCTGTGAGTGTTCAAGCAATGTCCTGGGCGCTCTCTCTGCCCACCGAATCCCTGAAAGACTCGAGCGCGCGTCACGTGCTGTTGTGCTTAGCCAATTACGCCGGCTCCAACGGTGCTGGGGCCTTCCCATCGGCCTCGACCTTGTCTCAAGACACCGGTCTCTCCGAGCGAACCATTCGCTACAAGCTGGACGATTTGGAGAAGGTCGGGCTGATCCAGAAGGGCAATCAAGCCATTGCCGCCGTGCACATCGATCGTCATGACCGCCGCCCGGTCGTTTATGACCTTCAACTATCGCGGGGTGCAAATCCTGCACCCCGTACAAAACGGGGTGCAGATGACGCAACGGGGTGCAACTTACAACAGAGCGGGGTGCAGTCTGGAGCAGAACGGGGTGCAGCGGCTGCACCCAATACGTCAATTAACCATCAAGGAACCGAGCAGCAGCCGCAGCGCGAGATTTCCGATGTGATTGCCGAACAGGATCAGGCCGCTATCTATGCGCTGGAAGAGCGCCAACGCTTCGGTATGTTCGCCACTTGGGCACCGAGCGAAAAGGCATTGGCTGATCAGCTCACGATCGCCGGGCTGTCTGCTGAGTCGGTCACTGATGAGTTGTTCGCTGACTTCAAGGGCTTCTTCGTTGCCAAGTCTGCGACTGTCGACAGCCCGTCTGGCTGGTGCTTTCGGTTGGTCAAGTGGATCAAGCGTGAGCAGGTGAAGCGCGCCTTTGGCCAATCTAATCCGCCTGATTTCGATGACTCCAGTTGGGCTGATGATCTGGGGGATTTGTGATGGAGATGAAAGCACCGCGTAGTGCTACTCAGTTGCTCAGCAAGATGGGAAACCTACCACCTGTTGCACTGGTTCAACCGAAACAACTGCCGCCTGGCACTACCGATGTCGTTAACGCGTTGTTCAAAGAGTTACAGGCGATTTTCCCGGCATGGAAACAGGCCTGGCCCGACGATGATGCCTTGCGAGCTGCCAAGCGTAGCTGGATCAAGGCGTTTATCGTCGCCGGAATCAATACCCTTGAGCAGATCCGGTACGGGCTGCAGAACTGCCGACAGTACGGCGGCGACTTCGCGCCGAGCGTTGGTAAGTTCGTGAAGTGGTGCCAGCCAACGCCTGAGATGTTGGGCATCCCTTCGCACGATAAGGCTTTCCGTGAAGCCCTGGTCAATTTGGACCCGAGTCACGCCTCTTCCCGTGTGTGGTCGCACCCTGCGGTACGTCATGCCGCGCTCCAGTGCGAGATGCACAACCTGAACAGCCTGGTGTCGGAGAAGGCCAGCAAGGTCTTCGATCGGGCGTACGACATCACCGTTCGGATGTTGGTCCAGGGCAAGCCGCTTGAGGATATCGCCGTCGGCATCGGGCACGACTCGCAGAAGCCCGAAATGCAGTTGGCCCAGGAATACGGTGATGCGCGGCTGCTGGCAACCATGGCTCGGCAATCCATTCCAGTCGACGGCCAAACCGCCCGTGCTCAGTTGCTGTCTCGTTTCGGTATTCGAAACAAAACAAACATCGAAGGCCACTCCAATGACTGATCGCCTACTGGCTGTTCCTGACCCGAAGAACTACCGATTCGCCGTGTTCTGTTGCTCTTTCAAGTGGGATCTAGGGAGCACTCCCGATCACGCATTGGCTTTGTTTGTTGATCAGGCAATGGCTGAGCGTTATGGCGCATCGATGTGGCCGAACACCTTTCAAGTCGTCGATCTCCTGGCTCCAGTAGGTAACCCACAATGACCGCTCTCGTAAAAACCCTGACGGTAAAGCTGTCGGATGCTGAGATTGAGCGCAACGCCAAGAAGCTGCATGTCCGTGATCTGCGGGATGCGAGTCACCCCGCGTTGCACTTTCGCTTTTCGAAGAATCGCACCCGCGGTTCTTGGTATCTGCTCAGCAAGCGCACCTGGAACAAGATCGGCAACTTTCCCGACCTGAGCACAAAGCAGGTGGTCGCGGCGCTGCCGGCGGTCCGTCTGCGGGTCGCTGCTGATGAAGGGTCGAACCTTTCCAAATGGAGTACCACTGGCGAGCTGCTGGCCTGGTATGCCGAGCGTATGGCACGTGATCGCAACCTATCCGAGAAGCGCAAGAAGACTTGCGCCTCGATGATCAAATGTCACCTGATGCCGCGTCTCGACGATTTGCCGTTGACCGGCATCGACAAGGCTGTTCTCGACAGCCAACTGATGTGGCCATTGCAGGAAAACATTTCCATCGACTACGTGCGTTCGGTGTTCCAGCTGCTGGCCCTGGCTTTCCGTCAGGCGTTCAAGTTGGGCCTGATTTCGTCCAACCCAATGGCGAGCATGAAGTTCAACGACTTCTCCAAAGCCAAGGTTGGGATCAAGCCTTCCCGGTTGCGTGGTACCCAGCTCCAAGACCTGATGACTCGCTTGCTCGGTGCTATGGCGAGCAACCCTTCGGACGCCCTGTTGGCTCTGATGATGCTCTGCCATGGCACCCGCATCGGCGAAACCCGGCAGGCACGCTGGTCGCACATCAACCTGGCCGAGCGTGAGTGGTTCATTCCGGCCGAGCACACCAAGACCGGCGTTGAGCATCACCTGCCGCTGACCGACCAAGTGCGCAAGGTGCTCATCAGCTATCGCGTGATCCAGCGGGCCAAAGGATATGACGGTCAGTTCCTGTTCCCGTCCCGTAACGGAAAGGCACTCAGCGAAGGGCAGGCGAGTGCCGTGTTCGTGCGGCTGGGGCAGGGTGAGTGGACCAGTCACGACCTGCGCAAGGTAGCTCGTACCGGATGGGCAGACCTCGGCATCGACCACTTGATCGGTGAGTTGCTGATCAACCATGCCATGGGGCACAACGTGAAGGTGTACATCCAGTCGGACGTGATGGGCCGCAAGCGTGATGCCCTGGAGCAATGGCACGCGCATCTAGATACGAAGGGCTTTGACCAGATTCATATGTTGACCGGCGTTAGATTCGGAGATTCCGGTAATGCGCTGGAAGCCACAGAACATAAGGCCTGCGAGGCCAATCAAGAATCAACCATAGGCGAGGATTAAAAACGATGAAAAAGGTCCATGGCCCCGCCTTCCGGAAGCAGCTGATTGACCTGACCCAGTGCCCGGCATGTCATGGGAAAGCAGTCATCAGCGGCCTGTTCCACCAGATCGACTGCGACCGGTGCAATGCTTCCGGATGGGTTGCCGCCGGTACCGGTGAAGCGCTGCCGTTGCAGGATCTGGTCACACAACTGAGCTTCAAGTTGCAGCAGGCCGATCAGCAGCTGTTGGGGCACCGTCGGTCATTGAGCGGCCCGGCGCAGCAATACGAACGAAACAACCGCCGCGGTGCCGGCGGATCGAACTACACAGGGGATTGAGGGAACGCCATGGGCATTTATAAAGACGTGATGGGCACGCTGGTCCGCGTACTGGCCGCCGACAACATCGATAACAGCACCAAGCAGAGCTGGCAAAAACTGATTGATGCTGATCTGCGCCAGGGTGGTACGGGCAGCACCATTTCGGTCCGTGACAAGTTCGACTATGACTGCTGCCTGCATGCGTTGTTGCACCGTGAACTGGCACCGGCCCAGTGGGATGTGCTGATTGCAAAGTACTCGACCCATAAGGCCAATAAGGTCGACTCCGTCGGTCGCTTGATCAGCCGGATAGTGTCTCCAGCCCCTCAGTTGTTTATCTACAAAGCAGTCACCGCTTGGGCCATTCCGAAACTGTGTGGTGTCCAAACCGGCAAGCGCTCCACCGACATGATCGTGTTGCCTGCCGAGTTCTATGACATGAATACCTGGGACATGGAGGGCAAGCCGGAGTCGACTCGGCGCCGTTGGAAGACCGGCATTGCCAAGTGCTTGGAACGCTTAGAAGAGGCCGCAGTGGTGCATGCCACGGAGATATTTGATAGGGAAGAAATATTCATCGACGCTGCTTGACTATGATGGCGGAATGATCGTAAATTGCCCCCATCATGTCGATCTTACGCGTTATGAGATTCGACGACTTAAAGCCCGGCCATCGTGTCGGGCTTTTTGCTTTCTGCACCACTCCTAAGCCTCGCCACTGTGCGGGGCTTCTTTCATTTCACTCTCCCAAAGTTGGAGCGTGAGCAACCTTCAAGCCCTCGGCTCTCAACGGCCGGGGGCTTTTTTATGGGGACAGAAAAGTGAACACAGAATCTGGCCTTGCGGTGACGGTCGCGAAAGCCGCGCCGCCGGTGGCGTATTTCAGCAGCACCACGCTTTTCGGCTTTCAAATTAGCCACCTGATTGGCTGGATGACTCTGCTCTATACCCTATTGCTGTTGCTCGATAAGGCGTTCCCGTCCTGGCGCACCACGCTGGTTAGCTCGGTTACGTCAGCGGTGGCGGCATGGCGAAAATAAAGCTGCCGGCCGCGCTTCTGGCGGTGTTGGCTGCCGGTGGTTCGGCCTATCAGCTGATGGACGTGGCAGTCCCCATCGTCGAGGGCAACCCTCTGCATGCTTATCTAGACATTGGCGGCGTTCCTACCATCTGCGGAGGGGTGACCAAGGGTGTGAAGTTGGGCGATGTTGAAACAGTCGAGGGCTGCACGCGCCGCAATCGTGAGGCCATCGACATCGGACTGAGGGACGTTGCGCGGTGTGTAACCACTCACGACCTGATGCCCGAATCGATGAAAGCGGGGTGGGGCTTGTTTGCCTACAACGTCGGCGGCCCAAAGTTCTGCGGCTCGACAGCGGCCAGCCTGCTTCGCCAAGGGCAGTACGTGCAAGCGTGCGATCAACTCAAGCGGTGGCGATACGTTGCCGGTAAGGATTGCGCGCTGAAGAGCAGCAAGTGCGACGGCATCATTCATCGTCGCTCCCTAGAGGAAACCTTATGTGCGTGGGACTTGTGATCGGCGCGCTGGTAAGTGTTGTCGTGTTCCTGCTGGCCACCGTGGCGGTCGGTCCGTATCAAGTGGTGATGGTATGAAGCTGATTCCCTGGGGTATCGCGTTGCTGGTCGCGGCCTTGGCGCTCTGGCGCATCGAGGCCGTCGATTCGGCCCGCGCGTTGGCCGAACAGGCCAGTAGCAATGTCAGCAATCAGCTGACAACCGAACAGCAGCGAACCGCCGAACAGGCGGGGGTGATTGATGACCAGCGTGCCCAACTGAAACAAGCGCAGACCGCTGACCGCTTGTTCCGATCATTAGCGCAGACCATCGCTAAGGATGGTGCCGTTACGCGTAACGCGCTACAGGAGCTTAAAGAGAATGATCAAGCTATCGCCGATTACCTGGCCGGTGCTGTACCTGCTGCTTACGGGGTGCAGTTCGCCCGTCCAGAAACCACCGACCCAACCCAGTACAAGCCAAGCGCAGCCCTGTCCGCTGGTAGCCTGCCGCCTGCCGGCACGCCCGGCGGTGCTGGCCAATGAGCAATGGGAGGATGCCGTGTTAGTGACTGAAGACGCGTTGAAGACCTGCGCCGCCCAGGTGCTGGCCTGCATCCAACAACAGGCACCGACCACGCGCCATGATGGTGCGTCGATGGGTCTGGGTCCCTCTGGCTCCAAAATTTGAATCTACGGTCGTCAGGCCCGCGCGGCTCGCGAATTTTTCGGTTTTCGGAAAAGCGCGCCCTTTGTCCACCTTTATCGTTCAATTTTTGAACAGGTGGTTACGTGCAGCCCTTGAATTTACTGGCAACGTGTGCGCCGAACGAGAAGGGCAAGGTGGACAAATAGGCCAAGCGCTCGGCCACCTCTTCGCATTGGTCGACCTATGCCGCTGATTTTGAATAAACGCGAATACGCCGATGCCCGGGGCATGTCCGAACGGACGGTTACGCGCTGGCTTGGCGAGGGGTTGCCGCATGAGGGAAGCGGCAAGAAGGGCGATCCCTTGCGCATCGACATGGCCAAGGCCACCGCTTGGGAAATTGCGCGGGAGGTGGCAAGGCAACTGGGCGACGGCAGCACGCTTGACGGTCAAACCACCAGCAAGGAACAAGAAGAACTGATGAAGCTGCGCGCCGACCGCAAGACGCGGGAAGCCGAAGCCGAGTTGCGCGCGTTGGAGCTGGGCGAAAAGAAAAAGACCTTGATCGACATCGACCTGGTCGAGCAGACCCTGGCCAGCGCACTGACACAGATGGCGATGATCCTGCGCCCGGTGGGCCGCAAGGTGATTCCCAAAGTCTTCACCGCGCGCAATGAAGCGGCGGGCTTGCAGATATTCGACGACGAACTGACCCGGGCCATGTCGGTCGCGGCTGACATGCTGGAGGCGCTAGACATCCATGCCGCACCGTCTGAAGAGGATTCTTAAGCGGGCGGCGAAGGTGTTTCGGCCGGCGCCGCTGCGCGCGGCCTGGCTTTGGGCTAATCAGAAGCGCATCTTGCCGCCGGGCAGTCCCGAACCGGGGCCGTGGAACAGCGACCGGGCGCCTTGGGTTAAGGGCATCACGGAAGCCATCCGCGACCCACTGTTCAAGATGGTGACCGGCGTGATGGGCGCGCAGATGTCGAAGACCGACGGCGTGCTGTTAAACGCGGTCGGCTGGCGGATGGACGACGACCCTGGTCCGGTGTTGTACATCGGCCCGACTCGCAAGAACGTCGAGTCGGTGAGCAAGGATCGCTTTTCCAAGCTGCTGAAATCGGTGCCGTCGCTGTTTGAGGCGCTGGCCAAGGGCAAGCAAGACACGATTAACGAAAAGTTCATCAACGGTCAGCGCATCGGCTTCGGCTGGGCTGGCTCGGCGACCGAGCTGGCGTCGCATCCATCGCGTGACGTATTCGTCGACGAACGCGACCGTATGGGCAATAACGTCGGCGGCGAAGGCGACCCGATCAGTCTGGCCGAAGCGCGTATTTCCAACTTCATCGACGGCAATGTGACGGTCGTTTCGACACCGACCGTTGGCAGCGTGGAAACCGAAACCGACGACGATGGCCTGGAGCGCTGGCGGCCGTCGGACGATGTCCATTCGCCGGTGTGGAAGCTGTGGCAGGAAGGCACCCGGCACGAATGGGCCTGGCCGTGCCCGAATGAGCGCTGTGGTCGGTACTTCATCCCGCGTTTTTCGACCTTGTACATCCCCGACGGGGCCACGCCTAAGCAGGCTCTGGACAATGCCCGGCTGTTCTGCCCGCATTGCGCGGACATGATCGCCGAAGAGTCGAAAGAATGGATGAATGACCGGGGCGTGTTTGTCGCCCCGGGCCAGCGCCTGGTTGGTTTCAACACAACCGGTGTGCAGATTGAGCAGGGTGGCGTTACGGTAACGGTCGCATTCGGTACCTACCTGGCGCCAATGGAGGCAGACACTTCGGCATCGTTTTGGGTGTCCGGGTTGTGCTCGCCCTGGCAGACCTTTGGCCAGCGCGCGCGTAAGTTCGTGGCGGCCATGCTGTCGGGCGAACCCGGGCGGATGCAGGCGGCGATTAACACTGCGTTCGGCGAGCTGTTCATGGTCAAGGGCGAGGCGCCGGCCTGGCAGTCGGTCGCCGCGCTACGCCGTCCCTACGCCTTCGGCGAGGTACCGCGCGGGGTGCAACTGATCTTGGCCGGTGTCGACGTGCAAGGCGATCGCCTGGTCTATGTGGTGCGCGGCTTCGGCTACAACTTTTCGTCGTGGCTGATCGAGCATGGCGAAATATGGGGCGACACCGAACAGGAACAGGTGTGGCAGGACCTGGCCAAGCTGCTGGAAACGACCTACGACGGCCGGCCGATTGCGCGGATGCTGGTCGACTCGGGCTATAAGCCCGGCGGCAAGGCTGCGCCGGTGCACATGGTCTATCAGTTCTGCCGGCGCTACTACGGCCGCGCGGTGCCGACCAAGGGCCGGCAGCAACAGGACAAGCCGTACAAGTTCGCTGACGTGGACCAGAAGGGCCACGAACGTCAACCGCTGAAGCTGATGCACATCCATACCGACCACTTCAAAAGCTGGGTGCATGCCCGTATCGAGTGGCCGGTGGAACATGCCGGCGCCTGGTACATCGCGCAAGACGCGACCGACGATTACTGCCAGCAGGTGGTCGCCGAGGCGCGCCTGGTGACCCAGGCGGGGCGCGTGTTCTGGCACAAGCTGCGTACCGACAACCACTATTTCGACTCTGAAGTGTTGGTGGCGGCAGCCGCCCATCTTGAGCAGGTGCATCGCCTGTCGCGCCTGGGGGACGAAATGCTAGACCAGCCGGATGAAACCGCTTCTGACCTAACGGACATGCCTGCGTTGCCTGATGGTGCGCGGGTAAAACAGAAACCCAAACCCCCACTGGAACCGGCAGCGCCGGCACCGAAGCGGAAAAAACGCCGCCGGGGGGCCGTGAGTGAGTGCCAGCTATGAGTCGAAACCGACGAACCATTCGGGCGGAAATTGACGCCATCGACAAGGCCATTCTCGACGTCCTGCAGGGTGGCCAAAACGTCGAGGTGACGACGGCCGCCGGGACGCGAAAGGTGCAGATGGCGGACCTTAAAACCCTGTATGCACAACGCGATCGCCTGCGGCGCAGTCTGCGCGGCGGGCCGGTGGCTCGACAAGGGATTCCGATATGAGTCGAAACGTCTTCGACCGCGTGGTCGGTTTCTTCTCCGCCTCGGCGGGATTGGAGCGCGCGCGGGACCGGATGAGTCTCGACGCCCTGGATTCATTCGCCGGGGCGTCGAAAAGTCGCCCGGCGCTGAAATCGTGGTTTACCTCGAAAAAAGACGCCGACGGCGACGTTAACCCCGAACTGGCGACCCTGCGGTCGCGGTCGCGGGATTTGGAGCGCAATAACCCGATTGCCCACGGCGCCATGAAAACCAAGACGGTCTATGTGATCGGCACCGGGCTACGGCCTGAACCGAGTATCGACGCCGAGTTCCTGGGGCTGAGTTCCCAGCAGGCGGAGACGTTACAGGCGCAAATGTTGCGTGAGTTCAACCTGGCGGCCGATTGCCTGGAGGCAGACGCCGCGCGGCGCAAGACCTTCTTTCAAAAGCAAGCCGAGCTGTTCCATAGCGCCCGGGTGAATGGCGACGCGTTTCTGTTGCTGCCACATTTCGAGCGTGAAGGGTCACCGTACGCGACGCACTTTCAGTCGGTCGAGTCCGACCGCGTGTGCAACCCGAACAACAAACCCGACAGCGAAACCCTGTCGGGCGGTTTCGAGCTGGACGAACACGGCGCCGCCGTGGCGGTGCATGTGCTGCAAACCAACCCGGCCAAGCGCTTTTTGCGCTCGAAAGCGTCCTGGCAGCGGGTGCCGCTGTTCGGTGAGCAGAGCCGACGCAACGTGCTGATTCACTCCAACCACAACATGCGGGCCAGTCAAACGCGGGGCATTCCTGATTTGGCGCCGGTGATCGAGGTGATTAAGCAGGCCGGGCGCTACATCGATGCCGAACTGATGGCGTCGGTGATTAGCTCGAAATTCACCGTGTTCATCAAGTCCGACCGCGATGGTGGTGGGGATGCTTATGGGCCGGGAGGGGGCAGGACAGGCGCAGCGGATGACGATGACGACAGCGACGAAGCCCGCGACCTGCGTCTGGGTGATGGCCTGGTGTATGAGCTGGACGAAGGCGAGAGCATTGAAACGGCCAATCCGGGGCGACCGAATGCGGCCTTTGACCCGTTCGTGACGGCGCTCTGGCGCATGATCGGCGGCGCCATTGGCGTGCCGTTTGAAGTGTTGATCAAACATTTTACCGCCAGTTATTCGGCCAGTCGGGCGGCGCTGTTGCAGTTCGCCCATTACATCATGGTCGACCGGGCCAACTTCGTTGTCGACGTGTGCCAGCCGTATTACGAAACCGTGATCGCGGAAGCGGTGGCACGGGGGCGCTTGCGCTTGCCGGGATTCTTTCAGGACCCGCTGGTCCGCCGAGCCTACTGCCAAGCGCTGTGGCACGGGCCCAATCTGGGCGAGCTGGACGAACTGAAGGCGGTCAATGCGGCTGAGAAGCGGCTAAAGATCGGCATCAGCACGCACGAACGGGAAAGCCGTCACTTGCTGGGCCAAGGTTGGGAGCAAATCAACAACCGGCGCGTGATCGAGGAGCGCCGCAAGTACAAACCGGAGGCGCCGAGTGCGCCGCCCAATGACGACAACGTCGAACAAGGCCCCGAAGGCAACCGCCAACGGGGCCTTTTGCTGCCAGGGGAGGACGCATGAAAAAGCTGATGGCCTTGCAGTTTCTGGCTTCACAAGCCTGGGCGCTGCCGCCGACGATGCTGACCGACATGGAAGCCATCGCCCGCCGAGAGTTGAAGGCCGGCAGTCTGGATGCACTGGCCACGCAAGATGGGGAGGGAATGAAGTCAGCCCCTGCCGTCGAGCTGCGCGACGGGGTGGCACTGATCAAGGTGCGCGGGGTGGTGTCGCGCTATGCCAGTTGGATGCACGACATCTGCGGCGGCACGTCAACCGAGGCGCTGGCCAAATCGCTGTCGGCTTCGATTGAAGACCCCAAGGCCCGCGCCGTGGTGCTGTGGTTCGACTCGCCCGGTGGCCAGGTCAACGGACTGAATGAAATGGCTGAAATGATCTATCAGGCCCGGGGCCGGAAAAAGATCGTCGCCTATGTCGGCGGCCAAGCCTGTTCGGCGGCGTACTGGATGGCTTCGGCCTGTGCCGAAGTAGTGATCGACGCGACCGCCGAACTGGGTTCGGTGGGCACGGTGGCGGGGTTTCGCATCCTGCCGCCGGTCGAGGGCGAACAACGCATCGAAGTCGTGTCGAGCAATGCGCCGAACAAGCGCCTTGACCCGACCAGCGAGGAGGGCCAGGCCGCCGTGCAGACCATCGTCGACGACCTCGAAACGGTGTTCATCGACGCGGTGACCCGAAACATGGGTGTCGGCCGCGACAAGGTCCTGGCCGACTTTGGCCGGGGCGGCACCTTTATCGGTGCCAAAGCAGTAAAGCAGGGCATGGCGCACCGCCTCGGCAGCTTGGAAGGCCTGATCGCCGAGCTAAGCGGCCGGCAGTCGTCGCGCCCGATTCAACCACTCAAGGCGTCAACCGCCGTCAAGACCAACGTAGGAGCAAACCACATGCCTCTGACTATCGCAGAAGGGGCGACGGCGGCCGCCGTTGCTGATGCCCTGAAGGCCCAGCACCCGGACGCTTTCGCCACCATTGCCGCCACCGGCGCGGCCGACATGGCCACTGCCGTCGAAGCGGCCCGCGTGACGGGTCACACGGCGGGCAAAGCCGAAGGGGAAATCGCCGGCCGGACGGCCGAAACCGCACGCGTCACGGCGGTGTTTGCCAACAGCTTGCCCGGGCATGAAAAGCTGATTCAGGCCCTGGCCTTGGACGGCACCACCAGCGGCCCAGAAGCCGCCGCGCAGATTATCGCCGCCGAGAAAAAAGGCGGTGCCGACTACCTGCACGACGCTGCCAATACCGAAGCCAACAAGGTCAAGGGTGGGGCCGAACCCCAGGGCGGGAAGTCCACCGTTGACCCGAAAACGCTGGCCGCTGAAGCCCGCACCCTTGTCGATTCCGAAGCCGCCAAGGGCAACAAAATCACTATTTCCGCCGCTGTGCGAATGATCCAAGGGGGTAAAGCCTGATGCGTCAACACATTGAAAGCCGTCGCGCCGGTACGGATGCCGAGCCGTATCGCATTGCCGCCTATGACGATGTCGAAGGCGAGTTCAAGCAAGCCGCGGGGCCGAGCGAAGCGCCGTTGATGGGCGTGACCGGCAGCCTCGGCGCGGTGGCAGGCACCGTCTGCGACGTGATCCGAA